CGCCTAAGGTCAAAAGCAATCCAACTAAAAAACAACCATAAAATTGAATTAATCATTGTTGATTATTTGCAACTTATGTCAGGTGGATCATCAAAAGGAAACCGTGAGCAGGAAATATCTACCATATCAAGGGGTTTAAAATCATTAGCTAAGGAACTCGAATTGCCAATAATTGCACTATCCCAATTAAGCCGAGAAGTTGAAAAGAGGCCAGGATGTAAGCCTATATTATCAGATTTAAGGGAATCAGGAGCAATTGAACAGGATGCAGACATGGTGATATTCTTACTTAGGCCAGAATATTACGGGCAGGAAGTTTATATGCACGGTAATGAGGAAATGACCACTGAGCAATTATTATTGTTTATAATAGCTAAATTCAGAGGGGGCATGGCTGGTGATGTTAAAGCGAGATGGATTGCCAGCACTACTTCGATAACTGATTGGGATAGGGTAGACAATGCCCAAACAGGCACCACGGAAGTAAAAGAGCTACCTGATGCCACATTTTCATCCATTCAGCCAAATAATTCATTTTTAAACAACACCGATGAAGCTTTTTAAATCCAAATTTGCAGAATTGGCGAAAAATGTGTAGGTTTGGCGGTATGAAAGCACTATTAGCAATAATACTTTTTTCAGTTTTATTAAGCTGTAAGAAATCGGATACTAAACCAACCGAAAAATGCACTGTTACCAGCTACGTTAAGTCAGGTAATGGCACTCTAAAGACATTTGATAAGCAATTTAGCGTTTCTAAAACCTATTCGGAAGTTATTGATGTTACTGATGCAGAACTATCCATTAAGCTGGTTAACAATGTTAAATCATCCAATGATAGCATACATTTGGCTGTTACGTACAACGGTATAACCAAACACAGAGGCGTTAAGTGTGTTAATACAATTGGCACTGTTAGTATTTATTTAAGCGAGTTTTAGACATGGCAGCAACTAAAGGTAATGAATTTTGGAGAAAAAGATCAAAGCATGGGAGGGACAAAATATTTGCTACTCCTGAATTGCTTTGGGATGCCGCTGTAGAATATTTCGAGTACACGGACACAAGGGTTTGGAATAAAATAGACTTCAAAGGAAAGAACGTAGAGGAGGTTTTAATACCAACTAGTGCACCATACACCATTACCGGTTTATGTATATTCTTAGACGTTAATTTAGCGTATTTTAGGCAATTTAAAAGTGATAATAAAGATTTTTCTACGATCATTAGTAAAATAGAGGAAATTATCTATACTCAAAAGTTTGAGGGAGCAACAGTTGGAACTTATAATTCAAATATAATAGCCCGTGATTTAGGATTATCTGATAAAACAGACATTACTACAGGTGGCGAAAAAATATCAAGTAAATTAAACGATTTGTCTTTTGATGAGTTAATGACATTAGCGCATGGAACTAAGGGATCAAATAATACTTGAAGCCAAGAAAGAACTAGCGAGGCGTGATTTCTGGCAGTTTTGTTTATGGTACGATTACGATTTTTTCAAAAACCGTCCATTTCTTGAAAAGGTAGCTATTGCCTTCATGAAGATACACCGAAACGAAATAAAACGTTTGAGTGTATCAATGCCACCAAGGGCTGGTAAATCTTACATAACATCTTTATTCTGTGCATGGACTTTGGGGAAATTTCCTGAAGATAGTGTAATGCGTAATACTTGCACAGCCAGGTTATATGAAAAGTTTAGCTATGACGTGCGTGGAGTAGTTAAAAACGAAAAGTTCCAGTCTGTTTTTACTGATGCTAAACTAGCAATGGATAAACAGGCCGTTAACGGTTGGAATTTAACTAATAGTAGGCAGGTAGGTTATTTCGGTGCCGGAGTTGGTGGTACTATTATCGGTTTTGGTGCTACTAAATTAGCCATAACAGATGATCTTTATAAATCATTAGAAGATGCGTTAAGCGAAACTGTAAACGATAAAGTATTAAGCTGGGTAGAAGCTACGCACGGCTCCAGGTTAGAAACCGGTTGCCCTAAAATTGATATTGGTACAAGATGGACAAAGCGCGATGTGATTGGTGTATCTATGGAAAATGGCAGGTATGATGAAAGTATAATCATTGCTGCATTGGATGAAAACGGAAATTCATTTTGTGAACATGTTAAAACTACTGAGGAATACCAGCAAATTAAAAAAGAGATTGATGAAGTAATATTCTTAGCTGAGTACCAACAGGAGCCAATAGAGGCAAAAGGTTTATTATTTGCATCCACAGAATTAAGATACTTTCAGCCAGATAAAAATTTATTATTTGAAAGCTCAATAGCGTATGTGGATGTGGCTGATGAAGGTAGCGATAACCTTTCAGCGCCAATAGGCCGCAACATTGGAAGTAACATTTACATTACTGATGTCTTATTTACTAAAGATAACAGCGAGATCACAGAACCTTTATTAATTGAAAAATTAAACTCAAATGATGTAAAATACTGTAGGATAGAGGCTAACAACATGGGCGCCATGTATTCTAGAAACATCCGAAAATTATCTAGAAAAACAGAAATATTTACAGCTACATCCACAACGAATAAACACACAAGGATATTAATGGATGCAGGTTTTATCAAAAAACATTGTTTATTTTTAGATCCAGCCTATCAATCGATGGATTATAAAAACTTCATGAAGGAATTGACTAATTATTTAAAGGCTGGTGGGTCAAAACACGATGATGCTCCAGATAGCTTATCAGGACTTGTAATGTTTATTAGAGGTTGCTTACCCCACCTTTACGTTTAGGATTTCCCAAACTGGTTTGTTAGCCTTAATTTAGCCTCAACATTAGTTATTATCCCGCTTGATACAAGCGCGTTTAATGCAGAGCTAACACTTGCAAATGTATTAGCCTCTTGTAAATTATCAGCCTGCATGTAAGATAAATGAGAGTAATCTAGTATTAATTTACCCCCTGTTTTTGCATTAAAATCTGTAAACTCATCCATGCTCTGACAAAAACTATCCGCTATTGGCTGAACTGTATCTGTTTGTGTAGATCTTAACCCGTGTTTTAGATTATCATAAGTACTGTTTAAAAACAAATTACGATTAACCCCTAATTCATCCAAAATAGTTAACGCATTGGCATCTATTTGCTCTAATAGCAATAACTGCCCGGTTGGGTATGTTGTTGGAGTATACTTAACAGATGCCGATGTAATTAATGTTTGTTTCTGATCATCTTCAACCCCGTTCTGTTCTTTATAAAGTCTTTCAATTTCCCTTTTTTCTTCAGGGGATTGTGGTAATTCGCCTGCACTATCCTTTTTTGATTCGTATGATAGTATGCCTAAGTAACCTTTTTTTCCAGATATAGCATTAAGATACTTATAAGCAAGATCTGTATTGCTAATAGGCCACCTCATAGATTTTGTAACTGATTGCCCTATTAAAGGGTTATCAATATCTTCAATTCTACTCCAAAGTATTTCTTTTGTTTCAAATCGTTTTATAGATCCGTTTTCGGTATACTCATAATACTTAACTATCCCTTCCATATCTACCTGGTCAAATAGTTTGCCAGTTAAAACAGGGTTTAAATAAGTTGGGGATATGTTTATAAGTGATTTAGGGATAGACAGCTTACTAGGTTGTGATTTTCTGATGTAATTGTTACCATAAATCTTCAATTGCTTCATGTACGTCTCCATAAATGCATTACCAGATTGTAAAACATTTGGTTTATTAAATAGTTTAAACCAATCGTCTGGAAGATCCTTAATAGTTTTATCAGGCATTTCCATCTTGTAAACACCATTAGCAAACATAGATGCTAACCTATTAATTGGTATTCTTATTTGTGGAATAGTCGTGTAAATCTCATGCGGGGCATCAGTATTTATGATCACTTTACCTTCACTTATCTGTAATTTTGTTGTGTCTTTCCAAAATCGCTCCATTGATCGGCGCCCGCCTCTGAAAAAATCACCTATTCCATGAAAGAATTCACCTATTCCTATTTGCATTTTTTACTAATTAAGTTTATATTATTTGCAATTATTGCCAAAAATACAATTATTTTTTATATTTATTTGCATTTATCAAAACTAGTTGTATATTTGCCTAAAGTTTTTTGCGATAAATACGTAACAACTTAATAAATGGCTAAAGAATTAACACCTGAACAGATAAAAAAACTTAAGGCTGATAAGGCCGCGAAGATCGCATCCCAGGAAGTTATCATTAAATCCATTTCAAAAGAAAAAGCGGATGAGTTAGTTCAAAATAAAGAGCAACTACTCGCGCTAAAAAAAGCAGCCACAAAATTTACAGATAGTACATTTGGATCCAAACATAAATTGGATGCCTCTAAATTAATTACTGATTTAGGAGGGGATAATTTAAAAGACGGCATCATTAAACGTACCGTAGTAGGCAATACTTATGGATGGTTTGATTCACATGGTGATGTTCACATCCCTGGAATATTTTCAAAGTCTATCCAAGAAAATAAAAACATCTTTCACCTGCACGATCACCGTTATGAAGTAGCCGCTAAGGTTGGAACTCCATTAAAGGTTTATGAGCAGTCAATCAATTTAGACTATTTAGGTTTATCCAATGGATTTGCTACATGTTTACTCATGGATACAGAGATTAAATCATTGTTCAATCCAATGGTTTATGATCAATACCTGACTAACCAAATTAACCAACACTCAGTTGGGATGCAGTACGTTAAGTTATATTTATGTATTGATAACGCTGATTATAAAGAAGAGAAAGCTAATTATGACACGTACATTAACTATGTTATAAATAAATCAGATGTTGAGGAAGCAGGTTATTTTTGGGCTGTCACTGAAGCTAAACTTAAAGAAATTAGTTGCGTACTTATGGGAAGTAACGAACTAACACCAACAATTGAGCCGAATAAAATCACTCAGGAAAAAAAGGAGCCGGCTAACACCACTCATAAAATCAATTATGAATATTTAAAATCTAACCTAAAATAATGACACCTGAAGAAAAAGCAGCGCATGATGCGCTTATTGCTGAGGTAAACAAAGTAGTTGCCGATGCAAACAAGAGTAAGGCAGATACTGCTGCTCTAGAAGTATTAAAAACAAGGCTTGATGAAGCGTTCTCTAAACTGGACGCAGGGGTTGACAAAGCTGAATATGAAACACTGAAAAGTGAGCATGTAGAAGCAATGGCAACATTGAAAGCATTGACAGAAACAGGCACTAAATCGGCTAATAAAAGCGTGAGGGAGCAGGTTACTGAGTTCTTAACAGCTAACAAAGAAAAGTTTGAAGCCTTTAAAAAAGGTGAAACTAAATCTTTCGATATGCCTATTTTGATTAACAAAGCGCCTGCTGTTATGTTGGAAAGCACTAACTTAGGTGGATCAGTTTACTTACCGTTCCCTGAGCGTGTATCTGGTTACACTGAGATTGCCCGTAACAGACCAGTTCCTATTGAAACTTATGCTAACACTAGCGGTACAAGTTCAGCAGTTATCACATGGGTAAACATGGTTAACCCTGAAGGAACGGCTCAATTTATTGGCGAAGGTGTTTTAAAACCGCTTATTGACTTCAATTTTGAGACTGAAACTTCAACAGCTCGTAAAGTAGCTGATCGTATCAAAGTTTCTACAGAAATGTTAGAAGATATTGATTTCATGGTATCAGCTATTGAAAATGAGTTACGTTACCAGGTGGATATGGCGGTAGATGCCGCTTTATTAAGTGGAAACGGTACAGCTCCAAACCTTAAAGGTATCACGGGGTATGCTGGTGGTTATGTTTTAACAACTGTTAAAACGACTACACCAAATAAATCAGATGCTATTATGGCTGCCGCTACACAGATCAAGTCTTTAAACTTTAACCCAACACATGCATTTGTAAACACTATTGATGCAGCTAACATGGAGTTAACGAAAGACAATGAAGGGCGTTATATTATCCCTCCTTTCCAATCAGCAGATGGTTTAACTATTTCTGGGTTAAGAGTAGTGGTATCAAACCAGATCCCGGTAGGTTCTGTATTAGTAGCAGACATGATGAAGTTTGTTGTAAGAAATTACAAAGCTTTCACTGTACGTTACGGATGGGAAAATGACGATTTCTCTAAAAACTTAGTGAGTGTAATTGGAGAAAGACGTTTACATGCCTATGCATCAAATAATAATACCGGTGCATTCGTATATGATACGTTTAACAACATTCAAACAGCAATTACCACATTGTAAAACCATAGGCCGGTGAAATATCCGGCCTTATAAAATAAAAAACCATGTCAAAAACAGAAGGAAAAATCATTGATTTAACTGAAAAAGTTGAAGCAAAAGTTACAAAAAAAGGCGCAGAATTAACTACTAACT